AGATCAATTTCTTCGTCCAATTCTTCTTGATTTAATTCATTAAAAATTTGAGTCTTACAATGAATAATATCAACCAGATTCGGCCTTGTATCCAATTTATATTTTTTTCGTTTGTCAGTGTACATGTCTATATTCTGCAATATATACCAGTTTTCCACGCATTTGTCAATAAAAAGATAAATATCTTTGTCTTCAAGGCCGTTATTTTTCAGGAATTTTATAAATCCATTTATTTTAAGCCTATTTTCCTTGGTCATAGGGGGCATAGGGCCAAAATTATTAGTCCTTAACTGCTCAGTTAAATATCCGATAACACCAGTAACTGTAACCGGGCGGTTAATTTGCTTTTGTCTATATTTAGCCCTTGCTTCCTTTGTGGTTTTTTTGGCTTTTTCTATAGCATCTTGCAAATTCATTCTATTTCATCAACCCCCGAATCATATACTATTTCCCTGATTCTGTCAATACATTCTTCAGCCGGTAAATCATATTTGTCATGATTCCGCACTTCATTCTTGATGTCCCATAAGGCACAAAAGAAATCGGCCCCTTTTATTGCCATTTTAAATTCATTTTCTTCGTCTGGTGTTACAAATTCAAGTGTTGCTTTCATGTTTCAATCCTCTCCTTTGCTATTTCAAAATATTGTTCTTCGAGTTCAATACCTATGAAATTAAACCCAAGTTCTTTTGCCGCCTTGCCAGTAGTATTAGACCCCATAAAAGGATCAAGGATAATTCCATTTGGAGGTGTGATAAGGGTACAAAGATATTTCATTAGTTTTATAGGTTTTACTGTTGGATGATTATTACCGTCCCCTCTTTCTGATTTAGAGGCTTTAGCACAATAGAAAAATCTTGCGGCAGAACCGTGATCTTTTCTTGGAATCAAGTCTCCTCTTCTTAATGGTATATTGTCGCTTTGCTCCCCTTTTTTGGCGTTACCATTACCAGATCCACTTTTTGTATTTGGAAATAATTCTAACACTTCTTCACTTCCATCATGGATAAAATTAGCTGGCCAGCGGCCTTGCGTAGAAACCACTTGTGGGCGATCCTTTTTATTTTGGTTCATTCCCCATCCATTTTGTTCTTGTTTTTTTGACCTATTCATTGTTCTAATTTGCGAAGCATCCGCATTAGGATCTATTTTAACTCTACTTTCATCAATATTCAAAGCCCCACAACCATACTTTAAAACATTATTTGCAAAAGTTCCTTCTCTTGGTTTTTGTGCAAGAATAATAGGCTCAAATGCTGGTTTCAATGCAGTGCCCCATCCTTCCCATTCAGAATTGCCTATATCTTCATACACATCTTTGGGTTTCCAATCATCATCATTTATTACACCAAGTTGTGTACCTCCTTTAAATTTTAAAGCACCCTTTACCCTTTCGTTTCCCTGTAACTTATCTACGGCTTTACCAATATTATGTGATTTTGGGAATCCAGAACCATATACCCACATAAGACAATCCCTAATTTCCCAACCAGCATCTTCTATAGCACAGGCTAATCTATGATATGTTCTTGTGCCTCCGAAAGCTACCATAAAAGCACCCGGCTTCGCTACTCTTAAAACTTCTTTCCATAAAGCTACATCTGGAAGCTTACCATCCCATTCTTTTCCCATAAATCCTTTTTTCTTGCTTGGGCCACTTCTACCATAAGGAGTAGATGTATCCCCCGGTTGTGGGCTTCCATTTCTCGAACCACCTACTAAAGCATATGGAGGATCAGTTACAATAGAATCAACACTATTGTCTTCGATGTTTTTTAATTCAATCCGATTATCACCACAAAGTAATTTGATCATGTTCTTCTCCTTTGCCATTTTCGCGACCTATTTAATGATCTTGGTCTTGTTCCGAAACTTGGTCTATCTGATTTCTTTTTATCATCTCCACTTTCTTTACGCATTTCATGTAACTGTTTTGGTTTATCTGTTTTCTTATAAGTGGCTTTTCTTTTCGATAAAACATATACTGTACCAGCTACTGCATCTGAAACATCTTTCGAACCACGAGCATGATGATCTACTTTATTCTTTTCTATATTAAAAATAAGTCCTTTCAATTCTTTTTTATGTGCTTCATGTTCTGGTATCCAAAGTCGATTTTCTGTCAAACAATTTTTCTTTTCAATATAAGCATTGGTTGTTTTATCTACTGACAGATATTGTGATGTGACCCCATTTCTTCTTAAATTTTGAATTAATGTAATACTGTACGCTCTATCTGCTGAAAAAGATGTAAAATTTGTCAAATATTCTTTTATAGTAAGATACAGTTTTTCTACTTTAGATATATCAATTTGTCCATTATTTGGAGGATTTATTTTTAATAGGCCAAAAATTGCATAAACAGGGGCTGAAGCCTCTACAATTTCAACTTTTTCTTTAGTGTCTACATCCAATGTTTCTTTCTTTTTAGTTGTAACTGCACCTACAGTAGCTCCAAATGCAATCCCGGATGCATCTTGGGATAAAGATAGATCACAATGACTATGAAATGTGAAAAATGGATTAATAGTTTTAATAAATTCTATGTTTAATAATGACCTAATATCCATCACATCATTCAAACATATTTCTTGTACAGTAAATATTTGCTGACTTTGATAATATTGATTATAATTTTCAATATTTTGTAAAAGAACATGTGACGGAATGAATTTTGATTCCCTTGAAATAGGTCTTCCGGCCACATTCCTGATTGCAGCATGTAAATCTGCATCAAATTGATCTTTAAGTTCAATTGGGATTTCAATAATATCATTTGTCATTATTTTAGGCTTTTTTTCAAAAACTGCCCCACCATCAAGTTCCGTCGGCATCTGTACCCAAAACTTTTTACCAGAATATTTATCTGTGTCCTTTACTTCCCATAAAGGATAATCCATAACATAAATATGATTTGATTTTTTTGACTCTCTAATCTTGTTTTGAATAAAGTCGTCTGTATGGTTAGCAGAAGATGCGAGATATAGTTTGCCGGGCCACTCCCCGGTTGCCATATCTTTAAACTGGTTCTGAATCCTGTCCTTGATAGTCTGATATAAGACAGTTGCTTGGTCGTAATACTGTTCGTCAAGGGCTTGATGTGCCGAACCTTTAATAACTTGCAGAAAATTGGCTTCGTCAATAAAAGCCGCATACACGTTTTCAGACATTGCTGCCGTGTTGGTTGTTGCAATAGGCTTTACAATTATGTTTCCCGGAAACACAGCATAGTTTTTGGCCCTGCCTTGCAATGGAAAATACTTTTTAAAATATTCTGAATCGTCAATCATTCCTTTGAACTCAGAAAAATTACGTTTAGCCTTGGCTTCCTTTAGAGATTGCATTGTAAATACAATTTCAGAACCCGGAGATAACTTGTAATGGGTTTGTGGGTTATAGAGACAACTTAGTTTATATATATGGTAAGAGAAAGCACAGCAAGCCATATATGTCTTCCCGATCCGCGTCGCGCCTGACATCACTACTTCATAGCAATGATTATAGGGGCCAAAAATATCAATCAAACAGTTCTTGATTTTTGGCCTAATTGTACCCTCGAGGTTAAGATACTCGGAACTCAGCAGAAATTCCAGTACGTCTACAGGCTGTTTCTTATATCCTGTCTGAAGTGATCGTTGAAGTTGCCCCATTACCGTTAGAAAGTCATCTTTTGGTATAGAATCCCCATAAATTTGCCGCAATCTCTGCACTTGCAGCAGCATGGCTTTCTTTAATGTATCTGGATGGCCTTTTTCAAAGCATAATGTTTCTATGTACTCTGATAATACATTTGGTTCGAGGAATTTTTTATTCAATTAAGACGGCCCCCTTTCTTCAATTTTTCGGCCTCATATTGTGATTTTAAAGTATCATAAGTAATATCTGTAATTTCTTGAACTATTTTTAACCCCAAAACATGAGAATACATTGCCATAATCTGTTTAGTAGTGTACTTGGAATACAAAGTTGACATTACCATTTGACACAAATCACAAAAATTATCTGTTTTCATATCAGTTCTTCCACAAATTATACATTTTTTATTCATTTTTATTACATACTTTCTTTTATAATTATATTAATTAATGAACAACAACATACAAAATCTTCTTCTATTTCTTGTTTATGAAATAAATATACATAACCTTTATCATTTAGAATTATTACTTTTTCACCATCAGTACATTTTGCCCAATATCCTTTTGGTAATTCTCTTTCCAAATACTTCATAAACTTTTTAATAGGTTTCATCATACTTTACTCCTGTTAAAATGCACGGCCCCATCTTCCTTGATTGAAATGTACACTGTTACTTCGTTAATCTTTTTCTGCATGATCAAATAATTTTTTTTGTTTTGGCTGATATACACTTCCCAGTCATCTTTTTCCAAAAGAACTTTAAGTTCATCCTGTATTTTAGTCATGTCATTTCTAAGGCGTTCAAATTTACCGATCGCAATGTATATTTCATTTTCCATCTTAACCAAATCTCCCGTTTGATATAAAATTGTTGCATCC